CAATCCTTCATTAGCATCAACAATTGTTACTGTACTATCAATAGGTTTTACTTTATATAATACGGATAGGAACAATGTATCATTATCAGTGGTTGAAATGTTTGAATTAATTAACATTGCACCTTTATATATTTTGAAATCTTGTTCTTTAAATTCAAAATCCCTTTTTACTATGTAATAGCAACTATTTTGTTTTGTCTTAAATTGTAATGTTGTTATTAACCTTTTAAAATTCAAATTTAATCATCTCGCTGTTCCTTATGGTAAATATTCAATACAACTGAATAACATAGATCACGATGAATATCAGTTGAACCAATCTTAAATCGATATAATTTATCATCATATGGCAATTTTATTTCAATTAAATCATCTTCTTTTGGATGATCATCCAAAATCATCATACCATTTAACGTAGTATCAGGTTCTATAGATAAACCATATGATTGAAGAACTGAATTAAATCGATTGTATTCAATATAAATATGAGTATCAATTATATCATAAAGGTCTTCATCTTTATCAAATATTACCGGAGAATCTTGATATAATGGATCTAATACAGTAGTAATACCTTTCCATCTCTTTAATTGACATGGAAATCCATATAATTGAATAATCTCATTCGTCATTAAACGAAGAACATCTTTATCTTCTTGATTATGAAATATATCTAAAAAGTTTATTTTCGGAGAACTCATTAAATCACCATATTAAACCAGTCTCGATCTTTGTCGGCTTTCATCATTGCGTACATATTCATAAAATCTTTAAAATAAACATATGTTCTTTTCATAATAGATTTACCTTCAGGAGTTTTTCCAACAACTTTCATCCAAGAAAGCCAATAGGTACCACTATTTCCAAGATCTACATGCATATACGCTTGATTTGGAAATCTATTGGATTGATACAAACCAACCCGATTGAATGTCTTGACAGCTAAATTAAACATTTCAACGGCATTAAGTCGGTTAAACATTTCAAAATCAACGGCTTTTCCATATATATGTAGACTAGAAGACGCTCCACCTTCATGTTGATTCCAGTACGGACAACGATACCCACTAGTTATTTGAATAGGATTGTTTCCTGCCCTACTACGAAATTGTTCCAACTGATTGACTAAATTTTGATCAATTAAAACAATTCCACAATGTCTACATGCAAATTCTTTAGCTATAAAATTTGCAGACAATCTTTTCGTTTTTATAATATTCGGATCAGTAATTTTAATCATAGTCATTTTATCATAAATCCAATTTTTAACTTTCTCCTCAACTTCCTTTATTCGATAAAAAAAGGATTCTTAGATTCACCTACTTCTATTGGATATATAACAAGGTTATTAGCATATATAGTTTCCATTGGTGAAGTAAATTCAATTTCATAGAATATCTGTGTCTTATCCTCTAAATCTAAACTATTTACAAAATCAACAGATAGCATTCCATTTAAAGCAACTAATAAATCTGAAGGTCTTATATCATCAATAGATATAGGTATACCACTGGCATAGAGAAATGTTTGTCCAGGATAGAAAATTAGAAAATCGCTTTGAAGTCCAACACCTGAAACTTTCATTAAATATCCTCGTTGATTTGTTAATTCTATCATATTTTTAATTGTTCCGGGCAATTCTTTACCTTGAGGACCAAAACCGGCTATTTTAAAATCTGATGTTAATTTCTTAGATAAGAACGCCTGATATATTTGAGAAGCTGATATCGGACCATGGGATGAATACAATTCAGCATTACCATTAACAATAAATTTTTGACCCACAATAATTCCTCCTATATATATCTATCTAAATTAATTTTATTTTTAATGATGATTTCGTATTCATGAATGTATTGAATACGCCAGTATTATTAGATGTAACTGCATTAGGCAACTTCCAATTCAGTGCGGAATAAAAAGCTGATACCGGCTTTAATATTAAACGATCTAACATTTTATCATAATCTACTTCAATTTTATCTTCTATATACATCCAATATTTATCTTGATCAGGTACAGAAATTACATATTCACCATCCATATTCAATTTAAGATTATCTTTCCATCTTTTAATATATATATACTTAACTTTACCAGTGTTGATTTTATCAAAATCAGATTGAGCAAAATGTGAATTCCATATTTTTGCTCCACGAATATGAATTGGCAAATTTTTATACGATTCAATATCATTTACTGAAATAGGTAAAGCAATATCCTTAAGCTTATAAACGTTTTTCAATTTATTACATTCTTCAATTAGAATTTTATCAATTTCCTCTTTTGATTTAAAATCTAATATATTATTCAACACATTTTCTAGAAACGGCTTCAACGCTTTAGGCGTACTAGATCTTTTTAGTGAAATTCCTTTGGGAATAAGTTTTTCATATGGAATTCCTTCTTTAAAAACTATATGAATAGCATAACATTTTTTTGCTATAAAAATACCCGAATTAGCTAACCACTCATTTTTTAAAGACAAAAATGTATTAGATTTATTTGCATTAGTTTTATAAAACATATTTTTACACATTGAATATATTGATGTATTTACATGATCTATACATATCCTCGAATATTCTGATATTTCTTTTAAAATTTCAGGATCTTTAGTAGATGTTGGATGATTTACAATATTTTGTAATGTAAATATAATTGAATCAGTATCATTTGTTATAACAAAATCTTTATCTTTAGTATTAGCCAATTCATTTAGATACTTATTCACTACATGAGTACAAGATCGTATAAGTAATTGGCCTGTAGTTGTAATTCCCTCTGAGATTTTAATATTAAATAAACGAAATTTTTCATTTGCGGTAACACCGTAAACCGCATTGTTTATTAACTTAACAGCGGTTTGATATGTATCATACACATTATACATTGCAATATTACCTTGTTCCAAATAATCTAACATGATTTTTTTATACTTTTTACGAGAATCCATAATATCTGAAATAACTTTAGATATAATTGCATTACTTTTATTTTGATCAACAACTATACCATTTGGTAAAAAACAATAATTATTTTTCTTTAGCCAATTGACAAATTCTGATAGACTATTAAAAGTTTCAGGATGATTTAAATCCTCATATAATTTAAAATATTTGGTATTTATAATTAAATTATTACCTAACTCCTTAAAATTAACATTGTTTAAAGAATCTATTTTTTCTACTAAATCTAAATCATATTCGAGGTATTTTGGTAGGATTTCATCAAAAGCATATTTAAGATCAGTCAACTTAAATTCTTTAGCAATAAGATATAATACAATCCATTGATAATTATCAACTGTACATACCAATGTTTCATTAGATAAATTAAAGGTTTTAACTATACTTGGATATAGAGAAGAGAAATCACCATCTGCCACCCATTTAAATAAACCACGTATAGGTGCCTTAACATATGCACCTAAATATTTTTCTTTATTAATATGTTTTGGTTTAGAAGGTAAAACATAATTCCAGCCATTATTTCTTCTTCTAACGGCCTCCATAATAAACATATTATCTATTGTTATAGTTTCAAAAAATATATCTTGAAAATTTGTCTTTACAATATTTCGAATAGTTACTGCTAGATTTATAAGCATAAGTTTATTTTCTAAAAGTGTAAGCAGTCTAACATCTTGAATATTGTACTTACAAAAATTTATAAAATTGTTAGTATACATATAAGATGGGTCGTTATTATCACCTTCTTCTATCAATTTAGTTTCACCCAATTCTTCTTCAGCTATAATATTAAGAGCATATGATGGTTTCTCAGTTTCAGAATTTTTCTTATATAAAGCCATTAGATCTATAACATCAATACCAGGAATAAGTGTATCAACATTAATATCACTACCAGTTTCTAGAGCATATTTTATTTTTGTACTATATCTATTAAATGGCGATATAGATTTTAAACCTTCTATACCAAAATAATCATATATTTTTCTAGTAATATACGGTATATCAAATTTTGAGTTCCAAGCTGTAATAATATCAGGACAATTTAGTTTTATAAATTTCATAAATGAAGATAATAAAGCTTTGGGTGTTGTAAATAGTTTAACTACAACTTTACCATATTCACTAGTTTCAGCTATAATCTGATTTTCTAAAGTACACAAATCCTCAGAATTATTATTTGGAACTAAAAACCATGAATAATATACTTCGGTATAACTATCAAATATTGTTATAGCATTAATATCAGATACATTATGATTAAAACTTGGTACTTTACCATCTTTAACCCAAGTCTCAATATCAAGAAAAAATATTCTAGGTTTAATATATGATGGGAATTCTACATCATAAAACGTATCACAAACAAAACGCTGTTCTGGAGATATATCAGCTTCACCAGTTATATATCTAGTAGTAGAATATAGATTATACGCATCATAAGGATCCATGTACACCTTTATTAGCGGTGCATTAGTGGTTAAAAGCATATACATTTCATCAACATTACCATATCTTCTATAATCAGGTGAAATAAATATATAATGATCAAAAGGAATTTCAGTGCGGTTTAGTTTATGTGAATTTTTAGTACGATAGAACATCTCAATACATTTCGTCTCTGAATTGTATTTGAATTTGGTTGGCAAAAAATTAATTTTTTTCATACTATATATAACACCTCTTATAAGATATGTATCATCTTAGAGTATTATACCACACCATTCCAAATAAGTAAACTGGCAGAATTCTCTGCCAGTTTACGTCATAGTATATTATATTTAAGTGAACTACCCCCACATATAGAGGTGGGAGCTTCGT